TAGGATTATAAAGGAGAAATATTATGGACAATGAAATAAACGATAGATCAGTTAACCCGCTAATCAGGATTGCTGAAGTATTAGAAGAAATTCTTAGACTGGTAAAAAAAGACCAGGAAAGAATGAAAAAATTAAATGAAGAGAATTAAAAAAAATGATTTGCTGCCATGGTTCACTCAGGACCATGGCACATTGCCGGCCAGCTACCTGAAGAGCTGCGCAGAGTTTTTTAAATGGTTGGAAGATTGCAAGCGCGCCGGGTTCAAAGCACCAAGCAACAAGCCTCAAGCTGCAAGCTTGACAAAAAGAAATAAAGGATTATAAAGGATATATGTTAAAGAAAGAATTAGAAGCAATCACCGGCTCACTGTCCAAGCCTTCAAAGATGCCTGGACCAGCTTATAACCTGCCGGCGTATAAATGCATTACGGGCCAGAAGCTTGCGAAGGTTCCAGGCTCTGTCTGTTTTGGCTGCTATGCCCTGAAGGGTAGATACAGATTTAAAAATGTTAAGACAGCGATGGAGCGAAGACTGGAAGCTCTTCAGGACCCTCGCTGGGTTGATGCAATGATACAATTAATTAAACCTCACAAAGAATTTAGGTGGCACGACTCAGGGGACATTCAAAGCCTTGAGCACCTTCAGAATATTTTTAGAATATGCAGAGCAACGCCTGACACCAAGCACTGGTTGCCAACGCGTGAAGCTCAGATTTTAAAACGTGTCAAAGTAAACGAAGTACCGCGTAACCTGGTTATTCGGTTTTCGTCTCATATGGTTGATCAGGGCCCTGTCTCTTTCTGGCCCTGGACATCCACAGTCACAACAGATGGTAATCACAGCTGCCCGGCTGCAAAGCAAGATAATAAATGTTTAGATTGCAGGGCGTGCTGGGACCGTGGTATAAGAAATATAAGTTACGGCAAGCATTAATGTATTACTGGACACCAAAAAGAATTAAAGAATTAAAAGCTGCAGGCTACAAGCTGCACGCTTCCCCGGCTTCACTTGTGAAGAAATCGGATCAGGCAATTAGCACAAGCGGCTCGACGGAGCGCAGCGATAAGCGTTCGCCTGGTCCGGGCCAAAAGCCACAAGCTGCAAGCATCAAGCTTCAAGCACCAAGCTCATTAAGCAACAAGCTGCAAGCATCAAGCCCTGTTGCCAAGGCTTCAAGCTTCAAGCCACAAGCTTCAAGCGCCAATATCCCTGAACCAGGGAACAAGTAATACTCAACATGTTTCGCGGACCTCGGATCGAGGGCCTCGACCAAGATAAATGAGTTGCGTGGATGCTTCACATGGAAACTAATTTGATGTGGAGAAAGACGAACCTTGTTACTCTTCGTAACTTTAAGCTCTAGTGTAAAAAAGTGGCCGTTATTATTATAAGCCAGTAAATCGGGAGTACCAAAAGAGCTAAGGTTTTCAAGTCGAATCCAAGATATATTGCTAATTTTTTTCTTAAGTTTTTCATATAATTTTCGCTCTGGAGCGATAATTACTTTGCTGTCGGCAGGTTTTAATACTACACGAACAGACTGTTGTCCAATAATATTTGACTCTTGTACTTCAATTCTTCTAATTTCTTCAAGGTGTCCACCCACCTGCATGTAGATGGTAGCGTTAGATACAGCATTACCTTTTCTTCCGTCAGTAAACTTATCCAGGTACTCTTGTAGATGTTTTACGTACACTTTCTAATTCCTTTCTAAGTTGACCATTTAATTCTTGATGTTTTTTATTTATTATTTCTAAGTCTTTCACTCTTGCTTTCAACGTAGCAATTTGTTTTTCTAAATCACTATCGCCTCTGTCGTCCATATAATTTTCTGCTACTGTTATTCTTTCATTATTCATAGTTGACAATATAGGATAGTTACCTTAAATTGTCAATCATGGGAGTGCCAAAAAGATTAACAGAAATGCAACAAAGGTT